GCGTAAAGGCAGGCACGCGCTGCCAATCTTCGGCAGTGGCCGCCCAGGCAAAATGATCACCAGGATGGGTTTTCTTGATCCAATAAGCCTGCGGCGCACCGTAGGCATTAACTTCGATACCGGCGCGCATTCCTTTGCCATCACTTTTATGCGGTGGCGTTGACAGTCGGTCGGCCTCAATTATCTGAATGCGGGTAGCGAACGGTCCGTCACCAGGCAACCACAAGGGAAGAGCCATGGCTTCACCGTTCAACAATCCAGAACGGAACACCAACTGGGTGAGACCGGCAAAATTCAACGTTCGCCCGGCATCACAATCGGTTCCATCCGCCCAGGTTCGCCACAGGGCTTCAATCTGGTTGCTCCATTCGTCAGCCCAAACTTTGTCACGACCCAGCGCCCGATAATCCGGCTTGGCCGATAATCTAAATCCCGTGCCGACCACATTGTCGGTGATGGTTTGGATTGCACCCGAAGCAATGCCATTATTAATTGCCAAATCACGATTGCGCGCCCGCAGCATGGGCAAATCATCCAGCAGGTCCGCATCCGCCGATCCAAATGATGGCAGCCAGGAGGCAGTCTCCCGGTCCGTGGTCGAGGCACCATGATGGGCTCCCGCATGAGCCTTTGGCCGCGAGATGAAGGAACGCAATCGTTGGAGCATTTAAAATTCCACGTAGATAGGAGCCCGCTTGGACAGACCCTTAAGTTTGGCGATCTGGTTTTTGAGACCGGCGATATAAAGTCGCATCTCAGCAACATTGGCCGCCGTATAGGCAACGCGGCCTCCGGTGCCGATATCGACGACTTGGCGTTGACCGCCCGTGGCAAGCACATGCAGAGCAGCCTCGGCTTCCGTAAGCCGGGTTTCCAATGTTGTTAATTCAGTCATTATCTAAAGCCTGTTTAGAGCCAGGGATCATCGGACAAAATAGGATCTGCCCAACGCGATGATGTGTCGGCTTCCGTCTCCGGCAAGGACAGAGATCGTTTCGTTTTGGCCAAGCCGTCCTTGTTATTTTCCTTGGCGTTTTCCTCGAGCTTTCGTTCCTTGTTACGGGCAACACGCTCGGTTAGACGCACCAGATCATATTCAGCAGCAGCTCGGGCATAGACCCGACAATCCAGCGCCTCGTTACGCTCACGGGTTTTTTGCCATTCGATAACAGCAAACCCGTTTTTCTTGACCCGGGTGACAGCCTGCTCGGCGGTCAATTGCTTAAAATATTCCGGGTCATACTGTGGAAAATGGCAGTATCCCGGCGGAAACTCTTCTTCCTCTTCAGGCGGGTCCTTACGCAGATCACCATAGAGCTCTGCTTTAAACACCGGTCCACAGACCGTCCACAGCTTGGCTCCACGTTTGCGTTTTCGCTTGCCGATCTTTACTTCGACATCACTGGGCCCCTGTATGGGGAAACGGCTTTTATCAACGCCCTTGATGGGCATGACGCGCCCCAATGGAGCCGTCCGCGACCAGGCATAAACTTGCTGGGTGGCATAGCCAGAATCAACGGCCATACGATCAATCATCATGCCAGCGCCGGTTTCCGTATGGGGAAACCGTTCTTCCAGCATGGCGCTCAATTTGTTCCAAACACCCGTCTTGGCCGTATCACCATGGAGAACCCGGTAATCTAACGACCAGCTTTCCCGTTTACGGCCCCAGGCAATCACCTCGACCTCAATGCGATCACGCTGCACATCGGCACCAGCTGTCAAAAACAGCCCACCTTCCGGCACCACGCCGATAGGATATTCCTCACGGCGATTGTAAATGCGCTCCCATTCCGGAGCCTCGCCCCGGATTTCGAAGACTTCCCCCAACGACGTGTTGATAAATGTCTTCATGGCTTCCTCACCGTGTTCCTTGGCGGAAAGAAAGGTGCGAACCATCTCTTCCAGCTTGACCCATGGTGAGTAAATCTCGTTCAGATGAAACCCGGCAATCTTGGCAAAAGGTTTTTCCGCTCTCCATTCGCCGAGACGGATGGCCCCACCGCGTTTGGCGTCTTTCCAAAGTGTGCCGCATTGTTCGCAAACATAATGGGCGCTCTCGGGCAGATGTTTTCCTGTCGCGTCTTTATCCCAGCGGACTTGCTCCCAGCGCAGGATCTGATGTTCCCCACAATCGGGGCACGGCACCCAATACCGGCGTTTGTCACTTTCTTCCCAGGCCGCATCAATTCGGCTCACTCCTTTGATGGTCGGGGTCGAGACCATAACCATCTTTCTGTTCCAGAAGGTGACGGTTCTTTTTTTGGCCAAATTGACCGGGTCACCTTCGGCACCAGCGCTGGCCGGATACCGATCCACCTCATCACAAAGCAAAATGCGGATCGGGCGCATGGCCAAACCCGATGGTGCATTGGCACCGACGATAGTCAGGTGACCGCCACCAAATTTCTTATGCAGGATCTTGTTCGATCCATCCCGCGATTTAGGATCAGACAGTTTGCCGCGCAGGCACGGCGTATCGCGCGCCATTGGGGCAAAACGGTCCTTTGACCATGTCTCTGCGTCTCGTTCCGTCGGCATCACCACCATGATCGGCGATGGATCCTGATCAACGTAATAGCCAACCGCATTTAGGATGCACTCGGTTTTACCGACCTGTGCAGATGTCTTGACCACCACGGTTTCCACCGAGGGATCAGAAATAGCTTCCATGATGCCGCGCTGATATTCAGCGCGATCCGTCATCCATTGACCGGGCTCGGCACTCGCTTCAGAGCTCAGTCTACGATTTTGATCCGCCCACTGGCTGATCGTCAGGTCCGGCGGTGGTGCCGCCACTTTGCAGGCGTTTTTCACCGCCTTCCTCAACGCTGGTGTTCCCATCAGTGTGAGGCAAGATTTCAACGTCTGTGGCGGCGATTTCCGTGAGGATTTCGTAGACCGCCTTTTTGAGGACGTCCCTTGTTTCGTTGAGGCTTGTCGTTTCATGAACCACCGGCGCGATTTTATCAGGCAGCACCAGCAGCCGCGCTCGCATCAGCGCCACGATCTCCGTCCAGGCCGCCGTTACGTCAGGTGCGAGAAGCAGGTCTCCCCGCATTTGTGAGGCTTCCATTTCGGCTAAATCAGCCTTGGCTTTAACCAACCTTGCGCGCTCGGTGCCGTAATCAACGGTCCCCGTCTCGCTTTTAATATTGATGTCGCGCAAATGTCGAATGTAGCCACGGACCGATCCAATCAGCTCGTACCGGCCTCGCGCTGCTTTCGGAATAACCCCTGCCCGCGATAGCTGTTGCACCCGTCTTTCGGATAGGTCGAGCAAGCTCGTAATCACCGAGATGGGCTGGGTATTGTCAGACATATAATGATGTGACCGGGCTTAATGTCAGGCCCAGACCCTGCGAACCCGAATTTCTTCAAACACCCGGCGCAGGGTATAGCTGCGCACAATCGATATGGCTGTGAAGATCGCGCCGATAGCAAGATTGTCAGACAGCGCAACCTCAAGGCCGAACAGGGGAAAAATCATAACCTGGGCTAATACGGCGACGCCGTATCCAACGGCCACATTGATCAATGATTCCAATAATGACATCCGTCTTGACTGTCTCATGCTGCGGCCTTCCCTTCCTTGATCTCATCAAACGAACGGCCATCGCCATTCAGCATTGCTTTTCCTCCTGTAATTTTTTGCCAACGTAAAACTGCCACGTCCACATAGGCCGGGCTCAGTTCAGAGCCATAGCAAACGCGACCCGTACTTTCAGCGGCGATCAACGTGGTGCCAGATCCCATGAAGGGTTCGTAGACAGCTTGACCGGGACTTGAATTGTTTAAAATGGGGCGGCGCATACATTCGACAGGTTTTTGGGTTCCATGAACAGTTTTTGCGTCCTGATCCCGGCTGGATATCTGCCAGAGCGTTGTCTGCTTACGATCACCAGCCCAGTGACCCTTGCCTGTTTTTTTGACCGCATACCAGCAGGGTTCATGTTGCCAGTGGTAATCACCACGACTCAAAACCAATCTTTCCTTGGCCCAGATGATCTGCGAGCGGACTTTAAAGCCCGATTCCTCAAGGCTCTCAGCGACAGTCGCCGCATGCAATGCACCGTGCCAGACATACGCAACGTCACCCGGGAACAAAGCCCAGGCTTCACGCCAATCGGCACGATCATCGTTTAAAACTTTACCAGTTCTCTTGGTTCCCGCAGCACCAGCCTTGTTGCGCCATGACGGGTCATATTCGACACCGTAAGGCGGGTCTGTGACCATGAGGAGCGGTTTGACCGTTTCCAGTAATCGCTCCACGTCGGTGGCAATTGTCGCATCACCGCAAATTAAACGGTGGTTACCAAGAACCCACAAATCACCGGGGCGGGAAATTGGATCTTCCGGCGTATCGGGAACATCGTCTTCCCCCTCCAGCGCCTCTCCATCATCCATACCGGCTGCCAATAGTGCAGCAAGGTCGTCATCAGAATAACCGGTTCCGGTCAGGCCTTGTTCGCGAGATTGAATGGCTTGCAACAAGGCGACGAGAAGTTCCGGATCATTTTCCGCTAAATCCGAAAGGCGGTTGTCTCCGACCAGAATGGCTTTGGCATCATCATCGCTGGCATCCACGTAGATGACCGGGACCTTGTCCAACCCTTCCGCTTGGGCCGCCATGAAACGGTGGTTGCCCGCAAGGATGTGACCCGTTGATCTGTGAACGACCAGCGCTCCGTAAAATCCATTGCTCCGAATGCTGGACCTGATTTCATCGACGTTTCCCCGGCGCGGATTATCCGGGTGGCAGGAGAGTTCGCCAGTGGCGATCATCTCGACCTTGTCACCGATGTTGATGATTTGAGCGTTCAATGTGTTCTCTTCAAAAGTTAATCAATTTGGAGCGCATTTCGCTTTGGAACGAAACGACCCAGCGTTCCATTTCGTTTCCACCAACTTTTCTAAAATCAGCTCAAGCCACTTCCTGCCCGCGATTCAGCAGGTTCGGGCGATATTTGAAACGAAACGAAATGGTGTTTTTCAGGACGTCACTGGGAAACTGTCGGACTGAGCCCCCCAGCATAGGAAATCGGCCAGGAAGGACCCATTTATTGCTTTGATCGCCGCCAACCAGCAACTTTCGCCTCAGCTTCAGAGCAGAACCAGCGTTCGCCCTTGGCCTCGTCAATGCGTGTTTGTTCGTAATAACGTCCGCCAGGCACATGGAATATCTTTGAGCCTTTGCTGCTGACGTTGCCTTTGATCGCACAGCCATTCACAGACGTGGACGGTTGTTGAAAGGCGGCAAGCCTCTTGCCTCTACGCCAATCCCAAGGAGCTGTGAACGTTCCCGCCCAAAGCCCATGTTTTTTGGTGTTAGCATCTGTCTCCTCGCCAACGTAATCCATCGAATAACGACGGTAGGCCAACGCCCAGCCTTGGCTGACAAGAGATGCATTGAGATTAACCTGACCAACAAAACACTCTGCGACCACACGACCGTAGCGATCCTGATCCTTCTCCTCACAGCGAACCGAGGAAGAACCGATCAATTGGCTCAGAGCTTCCGTAGCCTTCATACCACATCGATAGGTTTTGCCATTTGCCAGACAGCTTTGCTTGCTCTCAGGCGCATCGATGCCATGCATCCGGATCTTTGTGCCGGTGATTTCTAGCGTGTCCCCGTCAACGACCCTGGCCGGACCAACAACGTCAGCCTTGGCACTGATCGACGCAACAGCCACCACAGTGACAGCCAGTGCAAACGTCAAAATTGAACGGGACAACCCAATTGGCATGATCAAAACAAACCTTCAAATAACAAATTAAATGCCTCCAAGGAAAAGCGGTCCAGTGCTGCAATAACGCCCGTGCCCAACTCTCCTGAGGTTAGCTAAAAACATACCCCTTTTAGCCGGTTTTGTCCGCGCGAAAAGTGTTCGCCGAACACCTTTTTATCCACTACTTACGGCTTCGCCGATTGGACCATCGCAATCACGTCACGGCGCGAACGATTACTTGGCAGCCTATGACCGTTAAGCCTCCAGGCTATGACACAATGACCAAAAAGATAGCGTTGGTTGACCGCTGTTCGTTGCAATCCGACTTTCCAACAGATGGTTTTCCACCGTTTTCCTGCCGCTCTGAACCAACAGATCTTCGCCACATCAGGATCTAACCACTGCAACCACTGCATTGTCTCATCCATGCGGTCAATGGAGCCCGGCGAGGGCCAAGGCCTGCGCAACACCGGATCATGCCAACCAAAGGACTCATTGAGATCATGGACCACATCTGGCCATGCTGAGAAATACCCCTGCACCCTTTCTTCAGGCAGCCGCTTCAAGACACCAGCGGCCTCAACCAAGCGTTCTTCCACCAGCGGTGCCGTCCAGTGATTATTGCCCATGTGCTTCTTCCTTTCGCTTGCCATAGAGCTTCTCACCCAGTTGGCGGATTAGTTCTTTCTCCGGCCAGGTCAGCCGGTCATCTTCAACCGACACGGCCAACATGCCCTGGTCTTGCCAGCCATCCTTTTTGACCTGATCGGGATTGCGACGTGTACCGCCAAACTCTCGTGGATGCCACTTCATGGCGCACCTCCCATGCGGTGATCCTGTGCCCAACCCAGCAGAGCCAAGGCATCGGCCTCGTTGTCATCGGCGGGATTGAACCCACGGGCACACATGGCAGCGACCATGGCGTCCTTGTTGGCGTTGCCCTTGCCGGTGGCGTGGCGTTTGATGGTGCCGACGGGGACAGCCTCGTAAGGGATTTGGTGATGTTCACACCAAGCTGTGACGTGGGCGAGAAAGCCACCGTAGGCGTGGGCGGCATCAACACCGATGTGACGGCGAACTTCCTCAACGAACACTGCATCCAAACCATCGGCCATTTGCTTGACCTCGGTCAGCCATTGCTTGAACCGCAGGAAGCGCATGCCGCCACCCTGCCACCGGTCGTTTTTAAATTCGACCGTGCCACTGGTGATAGACTGGTCCTGGCCATGCAGAGCCCATCCGGTCTTGGTGCCAAGATCAAGGGCTAGGACCGTCATGGCCATTGCGTCCGGTTCTGGTTTGGTCAAACTGGATTTATCCATATCGCTTCTCCTTGGGTTGCGGTGTGGTGAGGGTGGCGATGACGTTCTTGGTCGGATGCATCGCCACCCGGTTTTTTGGATTGGTTGATTGATGGTGCCGACGACATCGGCCAAGAGGGTGTGGCCAAGCGAAAGCGGTGGCCACTACCCGATACCCCTGTAAGGGTAGGAGAAAGACTGGATTCTAGAATGGAGGCTGAACACCTCAGAAAATATGGGGGTATGGCCAGAATCCAAGAATCCAAATCTAGAATCCAGCTGGATTCTGAAACCATGCATAACCCACTGAATTTGCTTAAAATTAGCGTCCAGCTAGAATCCAGAATCCAGCCGCTCTGGATTCTACAATTGAGGATGATTGAGCCCATCATTGATCCTCCTCCACATCCGGGTAGACCCAGATATTCGGGTTTTCGACCTCGAGGGCGACACCGGTATGGCGGCATTTAAAGTGTGTTGGCAGGAGGGGATGAACGACCTCTGCAACCTCTCCGGTCTCGGCATCAACGACATCTTCAGGAAGACCAAGGTGCATGGTTTCAACGCACAGATAACCAAACTTTGATCGCCGTAATGGCGGCAAATCATGCTGTTCTGGATTCTTGAAAAACTTGATGTGCCCCTTGGTGGCAAGCACGCTGATGCGCTCAGCTATGGTGCTTCTCCCACCCAAGCCAACCTTCCCTTCAAAAGCCTCTGCAAACTGAATAGAGGTATAAACGTTACCTAACCTGGCTTCCTCGAACAGGGTGTTTAGGATCACATCGCGCTTGCGCAGGCGTTCAGCATCCAGCTTTTCACCATATTCCTGACGAACCAAACGCTCCGATGATGGATCAATCTCAATCCATTGGCCTTCATGTTTGTCGACAATTTTTGCTGCCAAGGCTGGGCCATTGCGAAGCTCGGTGATCAGACGGCGTTCTGGTTGAGCCTCGTCCGGGCGAAACAGGATCATGCCTGAGCTGTAATACCCCCGCAGTGAACCGGCCCCGGATAATGCCTGGAACGGATCTTCATCCACCTGCTTCTTGGATAGCTTCTTGGTGTGGTGAACCAGGATGATGCCTGCGTTGGGATCAACAGAATCTCGCAGCTCTTCGACCCGGTCACGCAGGAAGAACAGCATGGCGTTGTTATCATTCTCACTGGCCCCGGCCTCGCCGCCGTCAAAGACGTTGCGGATGGGATCAATGACGATGATGTCGAGGCCGTCTGGAAAGTGCTTGGCGATAAGAGCCGTGACCGTAGCAAGGCCTGCTTCGTTCAAGATCAGTTTAAGCTGTGGCGTGATCACCAGATTTTCGTGTGCGTCAGTGATAACCTCGGGCGGCAAATTTATCTGGCGAATGCGTTCACGCAGGTAATGGTATTGGATTTCTGCTTGCAGATAGAACACCCGCAATGGGCTTGAAGGCTTGAAAGATAGAAACTCAACACCAGCTGCCATGTGGACCAACCAGCTGAGCAAGAAGTCGCTCTTGCCAACCTTGGGTGCGCCGCCAAACACCAGCATCCCTGACGGCGTCAGGACACGCGGAGCGATAATGTCTTCTGGCATGGGAGAGGTGTCGCTGAGCATATGGCCTAGACTGAAAGCACGGGCATTTGACTGTGGGGCAGCAATGGACTGACGGGGCGCGTTCGCAATGAATGTAGCAACATCCATGTCGTCAACAACAGCATCGGCTGCATCCCATTTGTCCGGCTTATCATCCGGCGGCATAAGAATGGAAACTGAGACGGCTCCGGCATTTAGCACTGCCTTTGCAGCACCTTCGGCGTACTGCCATCCGGCTGCGTCCTTGTCGGGCCAGATCAATACGCGCTTAGCAGCAAGCGGTGACCAATTGGTTTTTTCAACCGGCGCACTGGCACCGTTCATGGCTGTGGTGGTACATATGCCTTGCTTGATGAGAGCCTCAGCAGCCTTCTCACCTTCTACCAGGATTACTTCTTCCGCCGATCTTATGGCAGGTTGGTTGTAGAGCGGGCGCGGGTTAGGAGCCTTCATCTTCCGGGCAAGCACATCCCACGGCCTAAACTGTTTGCCGTCGGGCGGATCGTATCGATAGACGCAGGCCAGCAACGTGCCATCACCACCGTGGTAATCCCACTTAGCCGTTACCGGGCCCAGTTCATCTACGGGTGCTGTTATCTCAGATTGAACATGAGTGCTTTCTTTTCCAGGTTCACCAAACCAATGCCTGATGTCATCAAGCAACGATGGAAAATCCGACTGAGTGTTGCGGCCCGTTGCCACCGCCCACAGGCTGACAATGTCGCCGCCGTCCTTGGTGGCAAAATCATGCCACATTCCGGCTTTGTTGCCGGTCAGCTCAACAGTCAGGCTTTCGCCCTTGTTGCCCTGAACATCACCAACCAGAAACTTGCCATGACGGAACACCCCGGCGGGAAACAGGTAGGACAGTACCCCTCGCAAATTGCCGAGAAGGCAAGATTTGAGGTCATCGACACTCGTCTCTGATTGCCGATCATCATCCTGTCTTTGCGGGGCTGCTGAATTAAAATCGCACCAATCGCTGAGTTTCACCACGTCACCACTCATACGTCCGATCTCCAGCACCGATCTGACCAATCACAGAATTTGCACTCGAAAAAATCAGCTGACTGGGCAATACGAGGAAGCAGTTCACCGGCCTCGGTCGCCTGAATGACGCGAACGCCCTTGTCGCTCATCTTCTGGGCTAACCCGCCATCGAACGGGACCTGCTCGTGATAGACTTCCGATGTGTCTTTATTGATGGCAGTGAATAGGGCCGGGTTCTGGGAGATGCCGGGTACCGTCGCTTCCATATAAGCCTGGTAGACGGAAACCTGAGCCGCATAGACCGGCTTGGAGACAGCTAACCCTTTCTTCACCGTATCCTTCCAGGACTTGGCGTTCATGGATTTGCATTCCCAAAGTGCTGGGAAACCCGTCAGCACAGGACCTGCATTGATGATGCCGTCCACATGTCCGCGAATACGACCATCCGCCACCGAGAAGCCAAATTGCTCACCACCCGGCTTATTGCCTTTGGTGGTGTAAAGATCGAACCCGGCCATATGCAGCCAGCGGATGGCCATGTCCTCAAACAGGTGACCAGCGGCAAAGATGCGCAGGGTCTGTCCTTTAAAATCCCGCCCATCGTCTTTGGGGGCCTGAGCGTATTCAAATTGCAGGGCACGGTCGCAGCCGACACCAAGCCGCGATCCACCCAGATATTTGCGGGACGGCTGAGCCTGATTTTCCACCACCAGGGCTTCGTCGATGAAGCTGTTTATTTGGTCGGCAAAGTTGGCCGAAGAATTGTAATCAAGCATCAGAATGGGATCTCCGTGTCATCGGCCTTGGCCGTTGCCAGCATGGCGTCCTGGAAGCCACCAACAGCAACTTCAATGAGGGTGAGGACCTGCGCTTCAGACAGGTCAATCAAGCGGGTCTGCCAGCCGATCTCTTCCATGATCTCCGATGCCATTTTCATGGCGTAGCGAATGGCGGCTTGTTCTTGCTCGGTCAGGTCAACCATGCCCAATCCCTCCTTCGCCAATCGAGACCAGTAACCCTGACAAGCCATGGAACAGAACCAAAGCATGCGTCGAAGACGCTTCGAAGACCGGCGGTCGAACCAACCAAAACCACGAGTTGGTCGCCGACAGACGGAACAAAGCGTTCCTCGCGGATGCCATAACCGCTGCCGCAGGGCTGCTTTTTTGGATATGTGTGCCATGGATCATGCCGCCCTCCGGTCACCATCAGAGGCCGATGTCACCAGTTGTGTGATCGCAGATTTATTGAAGGTAAAGGCCAATAGCGCAGAGGCTTGATACCGGGTCAGACCGAAGTCCTGGCGGTATTCGGCGGGCAAGAATTGAAGCTGCCTGTCTGTTGCTGATTGGCTTAGCCATGAACGGGTTTTGTGAGCGCTTTCATCTGTCTCATTCTCATTGAGCCAGTCATCGGCTGCTGCCAAACATACCGTGCGCTCACCCATTGCAAGAAGGCGGGGACGTAAATTCTTGCCGCCACCAAGACTATGCCAACGCCCCTGCAGAAAGAAGATACCGCCCCAGGCATTGAAGCCGCTGGCAATAAGGGCTGCGTCGTCACCAAACAGATCGCACCATTGGAAACTGGAACGTTTGAGCAGATCGACCTCTGACATGACAAAATCAGAAATTGG